GGTTACCATATGGTAAATCAATGATTGAGAATGGTAGAAGATTATGGAAACAATTGTCTTTAATGGAAGATGCAATGTTAATCCATAGAATCATGAGAGCACCAGAAAAAAGAGTATTTAAAGTAGATATAGGAAATATCCCTCCAACAGAGGTTGATAACTATATGCAGAGAATCATCAACAAAATGAAGAAAGTTCCTTTCGTTGATAGAAATACTGGTGACTATAACTTAAAGTATAATATGCAAAATCTAACTGAAGATTTTTATTTACCAGTTAGAGGTGGAGATAGTGGAACGAATATTGATAACCTTGCAGGTTTAGAATATGCAAGTATCGAGGATATTGATTACTTAAAAAATAAATTATTTGCTGCACTTAAGATTCCAAAAGCTTATTTAGGATATGAAGAAAATGTTGCAGGTAAAGCAACATTAGCAGCTGAAGATGTTAGATTCGCAAGAACAATTGAAAGAATTCAAAGAACTGTAATTTCAGAATTAACTAAGATTGCAATCATTCATTTATATTCACAAGGAATAACAGATGCTGAAATGACTAATTTTGAATTAGCATTAGTAAATCCATCTTACATATATGAACAAGAAAAATTAAACTTGTGGAGTGAAAAAATAAGATTGGCTCAAGATATACAATCTTTAAATATGTTATCTAAACAATGGGTATATGATAATATATTCAAATTATCAGAAGCAGAAGAAAACGAACAAAGAGTGGAGATGTTAGATGACCTTAAAGATAGATTTAGATTTAGGTCAATTGAAGATGAGGGTAATGACCCTGCTACAGAAGATGAAGAACCTGATGATATTGAAGAATCTTTGGAAAAACTAAAACAAGAAATCAAGGATAAAGGTGGTAGACCAAGAGAGGGTGGAACTTATAAAAAAGATAAACACCCATATGGTAGAGACCCACTTGGTGATAAGGAAAGAAGGGATTCAAGAAAGAATACTACTTCAGAAGATAAAGCTATAAAATATATTAGCGGAATTGCATCAAAAAGAAAATATTTACACGAAATAAAGAGTATGCTTGATGAGGAAAACCTCATTAGTGATACTGAAAATTAATTTATCTTTTATATTTTTATATTTATAATAGAGAAAATTTACTATATCATAATTGGAAGATAGGAAAATGAAAAAAATAAAACACTCAAAATTTAAAAACACAGGCTTTTTGTTTGAATTACTAACAAGACAAATTACTTTAGAAGTAATTAATGGTTCAGAAGAAAAAGCTAAAAAAATAATGGCTGAATTTTATGGAAAGGGCAGTGAACTTTCTAAAGAATTACGATTATTTAATTTATTAATTAATGAAAAATATAGTTCAGATATTAAGGCTGAAAAATTTATCAATGCTATTTTAGAGGCACATGGTAAACTTGAGTACAAAAAACTTCAACGAGAAAAATATAATTTAATCAAATCAATTAAAGAAAATTTTGAGATTTCTAACTTTCTATCTTCACCTGTAACAAATTATAAGGTTTTAGCATCAATACATAAAATATTTGAAGCTAAAAAATTAGATGTACAAAATGTAAAAGATGTATTTAACGCTAAACAAACTCTTGTAGAACATATTTCTTTATCTTCCAATACAAAGAATACTACAAATTCAAAACAAGATAAATTAGTTGAAGAATACAAAGCTAAGGATAAAGACCTTAGATTATTGGCATATAAAATTCTTGTTGAAACTTTTAATAAAAAATATTCTAACTTAAATAAAGAACAAAAATCACTTTTAAGAGAATATATTAACAACATTAGTAATACAACAAAGTTCAACGAGTATTTTGAGTCACAATTAATCAAAACTATCACTTCTTTACACGAGATGTATAAAGGAATGAAAGATAAGATTACTAAAATAAAGTTGAAAGAAACTATAAATGTTTTAAAGAAGCAAAAAATTGGTAAAAAAATAACCGATGGGCAAGTTTCAGCTTTAATGATGTCTTATGAGTTGATTAAGGAGATAAATAATGTCAATGGAAAAAAGTCTTAAAGAAATCTTAGATGAAATTCTTGATGAAGTAGAGAAAGAATTAGAAGAAGCCACTACTACCGCAAATGTAGCTGGTTATCAAACCCCATACGCATTTTCAAGTAAAAAAGACAAAAAAAGAAAGAAAAAGGTTGCAACATCTATGGGTTATACTGTGGTAGATAATGATATGGATAATATTAATGAAGCCAAAGTAAAAAGACCTGTAAATAGATGGTTGGAATTAAAAAACGATGAATCCATGCATCCACATAAAAAGATGGCAATGGGTCTTAAAGAATTAAAGTATCAATTAAGAGAAGTTGAGAAGTTTTTCAATTGGTATAACAAGATAAAAACGATTAATGAGTTAGATTCAGACAAGTATTGGAAAAGAACAAATAGACATATTTATACAATAAAGGAGAAACTAATCAAAATCGCAAGAACTATACAGGAGATTGAGAAATGAAAATAACAAGAGAACAACTTAAAAATATAGTCAGAGAAACTCTTAAAGAAGAATCTGAGTACCAAAAATTTTTCAAAAAAGCTTTAGAAAAAGCTGGTAAATCTATTCCACAAATGTCTGATGATGAAAAGAAGGCATTCTTTAACAAGATTGAAAAAACTTGGAAAGGAAGAGGACAAAAAAATGAAAGATTTGGTAGAGGTCATGTAGGCCCTACTTTTGGTTCTGAAGAGGATTAAAATGACAAAGAGAGAATTGTATGATATAATCAATGAGGAAATCGTTAATTTTAAAAAAGGAAAAATAAACGAGGAACTTACTGAATCTGATAAAGATATTATAAGAAAAATTATCAGACAAGAGGTATCTGCAATCTTTTTTGATTTATTTAAGAAAAGAAAAACTTGGGGAGCATAATGAACACATTACTAATAGAAACAAGATTATTCGAAGGTAAGGTAAACGAAGATGATAGTGGAAGAACTATCGTTAAGGGTATTCTACAAAGAGCTGGTTCAGAAAATCAGAATGGTAGAATATATCCAAAACCTATCCTTATGAGAGAGGCAAAGAAATACGAACAACTAATTAAAGAAAGAAGAGCATTAGGTGAGTTAGACCATCCTGATTCTTCTGTAATCAACCTAAAAAATGTATCACATAATGTAAGAGAGATTCATTGGGATGGTGATGATTTAGTAGGAACAGTTGAGATATTACCAACCCCAAGCGGTAACATCTTAAAAGAACTTCTACAAGCAGGTATTCTATTAGGTATATCATCAAGAGGTATGGGTTCGGTAGAACCTTTAACTGGTGGTAAAGTTCAAGTAGGTGAAGATTTTGAATTAATTGGTTGGGATTTTGTTTCTAACCCATCTACTCATGGAGCATTTATGGTTCCTATGAACGAATCTGTGAACAAACAAATTCAAGAACAATCAGTAGTTTGTGAAGAATGGTGTAAGGCACAGCACATAATGAGAGAAATTATAACAGAAGCTAGTTAAGATTATGGGATTTAATGTACAGGACTTTATGTCCAAAAATAAATTTAAGTTGGGTAAAGTTACCAGAGAAGTAGGAGAAACTCCATTCAAAGGTGGACACAACGATATAAGAAAAACGAATTATGATGTTAAGTTAACCGAAGATGGTAAACTTGATTTATATACACATAAAAGGGAGACAAAAGAATTATGATTAAATTAGGTGGTCTTATAACTCTAAAACCAATTACTGAAGCAGATGTATTCACTGCTACAAGTAAAGAAACTGGTACAACTTCTGTATTTAAATCTAAAGATGCAAGAGATGCTGCAATTAAAGCAGGAACTCACGAAAAAAGAAAAGATGATAAAGATGGTGCAGTTAAAGACCCAACAGATAAACCTAAAGTAAACATCTTTAAGAAAGATAAAAAAGATGAACCAAAATCAGAACCAAAATCAGAACCAATTGATGTTGATGTAAGAGATATTGAAGATTTTACAGTATTAGATGATATAATCGCTCAAAATCAATCAAAGTTATCAAAACAACAAATCGATAAATTAAAACAATTATCAGCAGATTGGGAAGATGCCGAAGGTGAAATGATGATGGGTGGTGATGATGAAGCTGAAGCTGAATATCAAAGAACACTAAGTAGTATAAGAAAAGATATAAAAAATGTACTTACAAAATCAGATGAACCTAAAGATAGTAGTACACCAACAGATTCAACTGGTGGTAGAGCAGGTAACCCTCAAGTAAACAAAGAAGTTCGCCAAAAAGCAAAAGATTTAGGAGTTCATCCAAATAACTTAGGAAGAAAAGAATATGAGAAAAGAATGAGTCAAGCAGCAGTACAAGCATTAACTGATTCAAACTTTCATTCTGAAGCAAGAAAACTAATTGCAGTATTAGAAGATAATCCTGATTTCGCTAAAGACCCAAGAAAAGACCCAAATATGCCAGATATCATGTCACCCGAATATGATGAGTGGAGAAAGAGTAGTGTATATGGTTCTGAATTTTATGATTCATCACCTGGTACTGATGAGATAGGAAATTTTGCTTCTCAAGAAGCTAGTTATAATGGTGTGGAAGCATTAGATGCCATTGCATTTGATTTAAAAATGAATGGTAGTAAACAATTAGCTGCAAAATTACAAAGTATCATGGATACAAATGAATCATCAACAAAACTAAAAGCATTAGTACCAGAAGAATATAAAATTAACGAAGGAACTCGTTCACAAGTTGGTGTTATCGATAGAAGTGGTAAGATTGCATCTGCATATGTTCATTTTGATGGATACCCATCAAATATGAAACCTGGTCTTAAAAAACACATGAAGAACGAAAAAGATGTTCTAAACCTAATTAAAAAAGGTGGAGCAAGAGGTATTTATAATAATAAACCAGTAGAGTTCTATAATGAAAAACCATCACCAATAAAAGGTAACTTTAAAGATATAGAAAAATATATTAAAAGTGCAGACCAAAGAGGTGGAGCAGAATATGTATATTTATACAATATGAAGGATAGGAAATGGTATTTTGCTGATACATACAAAGATAAAGATATTAAAAAATTATTTTAAGGAGAAAAAGATGAAACTAACCCAACTAATTAAAGAAAACGAAGAAAGACCTCTATCATCAGAGGTAAAAAGACATTTTCTTGAAATTGTTTCTACTTACAACAAGTATCAAGAATCAATGGATAGAAAATCAGATATAACCCAAGTAGCAGAAACTCTTGGTGGAATTACTGAGGCTGCTAGAACACTTGCTATTAAAGAAGCAGGAGATTGGTTCGATAAACATACTGTAAGAAGAAATATGAACGAATTGGATAAGTTGGGTAAACAATTCGATAAAGTTGCTGGTGAGGCAAGAAACCTTGACCAGAGAATGGCAGGATTATATGAGGATATGGGACACATCCTTTCAAGATATTATAAGTTTGGTGAGATTACCGAAGATGAGATGAAATCAAGATTAGGTATAAACGAAACTAAAGAAGAAGATTGTGGATGTAATGAAATCAGAGAACAACAAGTAACTGTACACAACAGAACTTCAAATGGAAACATTGTTACTACTTTAAAAGAATCCGATTTAAATGAGCAAGAAATGAAACTTTATGAGTTTGGTAAAAAAGTTACTCGTTTAATGGAAAAGAATGTTCCTACAAACCCATCAAAGTGGGCATATTACAAAGCACAAGCAAAAAAGAAATTTGATGTTTACCCCTCAGCATACGCCAATGGTTGGGCTGCAAAACAATATAAAGCAGCTGGTGGTAGTTGGAAAAAAGGAAAGTAGGAGTTGAGATGGGTCAAAAAAGATATAATCAAAAAGATGGTGTAGGTTCAGCAAAATACACAATCTCTTATCATGATGGTAAAAAGAAACACAAAGATGGTAGTGATTTCTTTGATATCCAAATTTTCAGAAATAAAAAAGATTTAGCAAAGTTTGTAAATACTCTACATAAGGGTGGTTACAAATATGGATTTGCTGAATCAGTTAATGAAGCTAAATACTATAACAAGGCCGATGCACTAACTGCATACTTCAAAGGTAAGATAGATGCTAAAGAATTAGATAAGATTGCAAGAAATCAATTTAAGAGTGGTATTGCAACTAAAAAAGAATTATCTAACTTCTTATCAAATAAGTTTACTCAAGATGTAATGAGTGATACCTACGGTATTCCTGCAGGTACATTAGTAAAACGAGTAAGAGGATTAATGAAATTTGCTGAATCAATAAATGAAAAAAGAGACCCTAATTTATTTTATGTATTATATCAAAGGAAAGGTGTATTTAACAAACCTGCAGCCGCTGGATATAAAGATAGAAAAGATGCTGAAAAATTTGCTAAAAGTTTAAAAAATCACAACACAATGATTCTTAACAAACAAACAATGAAGAATGTAAAAGGTGTTGATATAAAAGAAGAGTTATCTCAAGCAGAAATCGATAAACTGAAAAAGATTGAAAAAGAATTACAAAAAGCATCTGATATACACAAAGCACAATCTGATGCTTTAGCTAAAGGTTCTAAAATGCATGCCGCACAAGCTGATAGAATAAATAAAATGTATGAAAGGTTATATAAAAGATTAGATGCTGCGGTTGATAAAGATGGTGTACCTCAAGGATACGACCCTATTACAGAATCTAAGACTAAAGAAAGTAAAGCTGTTCAGATGATATACAAATATGAAAAAAAAGAAAAAAAGTTTTATGATAAAATGGCTGAACATGAAAGAAGAATTGGGCCAAGAGAATATGCAAAGTTTATCATAAATGCATTAAGAGGATTTGGAATTAACCCAAGGCAATACAAAAGAATACCTGATGCAGAAGAAAAACTTTATCAAACAGTATCAAAAAAATGATTAAACTAACAGATATATTTAATGTTAATGAAAATGCTGAAATGATTGATAAAGCATCAATGATTTTACCAAGAGGAAAAAAAATATATTTACAAGCTGAGGAAAAAGATTACTTAAGAGGTTTGATTGTAGAATTAGCTGAAGATGGTGGATATATTATAAATTACTGGTATGGTGAAGATGCTAAAGTATATCCTGTTGAAGTAGAAGTAGATGGTGAGGATGTAAAACCAGATGCAAAAGAAGTACATATAAAATTTCATCCACAATTAAAAAAATAAAATTAGTATCATGAACTTAATGGATATCCTACATGATTTAGTAAACGAACCAAAAAACGAAGATTTGCGTAAGTGGTTTGGTAAAGGAAAGACTGGCTCTACATCAGGTGGAGGATGGGATAGATATGGTTCTGATGGACAAAAATTAGGTAAATGTGGTGGAGGTAAAGAAGGTGGTGCATATGCAGCATGTTTATCAAAAGAAAAGGCAGCTAAATTAGGGCCAAAAGGTAGAGCAGCATTTGTAAGAAGAAAAAGAGCAGACCAAAAGAAAGCTGGTGATGCTAAAAAAGGTGGTAGTAGAACTAAAGGTAAAAAGCCAACATTTTCTAAAACAGGTGCATAAATTCTCCTAATCAATACTTATAATAAATAAGTTACACTTAAATTAAGGAGAATGAGTAAACACCCAAAATTAGTTTCTGTTAAAGTCAAGAACAGAGATATCAACAAAGCACTTAAAATTTTTAAAAGAAGAGTCAATGAATCGGCACATTTATTTGAGTTGAGAGAAAGACAACAATTCACAAAACCATCAGTAGTAAAAAGAAAAGCTAAGCAACAGGCAGTAAGAGAACAAGAAAGAGCAACAATCATTGCAAAAATAAATGATGGTAATACTAAACTTCAGTTAAAGACTAGAAAGAAAAAAAGAAAAAAAGGAAAACCCCAAAATCAGAAAAAAACTAATGAACAAAAAGGTTCATTTAAATTAATTTCATAAAAAATAAGGTTTTTCGTATATATTCTATATTTATATACAATAATCCACAATTGTGGATTCATTTTTATGGTTTTTAATACCCACGAATTCTTATGTGAGGTGACCGAACCGAAAATTAATTCTTATTGAAAATCCCTTAATATTTTCACGATAACAAACGAAAGGTTTAAAAAAATGGCAAATTCAAATTTATTGAAAGAAGCTATTGCTGATGCTAAAGCTGTTAGAGAAACTGCTATTGCTAATGCTAAAATCGCTCTTGAAGAGGCTTTTACTCCAAGATTACAATCAATCCTTTCTCAGAAACTACAACAAGAAATTGAAGGAGAAGATGAGAAAAATGAAATCGATGACGCTGATAAAAATGAAATAGATGACGCGGATAAGATGGATGAGATTGAAGGTGATGATGATAAAAAAGAAGGAGAAGAGATGAAAGAAGAGTACGATAAAGATGATGCACCTGATGGTGGAGCATCTAATATCGGTGATGCGGATAATAAGCAACCAGCAGATGATGCTAATAGTTCATCGCAAATAGCTCAAGGAAATCCTGATACTGAAGTTGACACTGCAGAAGTTGGTAGTGAAGAAGATGACTACGAAAAAGCTAAAGTAAGTGAAGGCGAAGAATCAGAGGACCATGATGAGAAAAAGATGGATGAAATCGATGATTCTCATGATGACAAAAAAGAAGAAGGGTACATGGAAGATTCACACGACGATATCGATGAAGAACTCGACTTAGAATCAATTATCAAAGAACTCGAACAAGAACTTTCTGAAGAGGAAGCAGACCACGAAGAGGAACTTGATGATGAGGAAAAAGAAGAGGTTGAAGATATGGTTGATGACGCTGTTGATTCACATGAAGAAGAAAAACATGATGATGATATGGAAGAAACTTATCACGAAGAAGAAGAACATTCTGATGATGACATGGACGAAGAAATTGATTTAGAAGAAATCCTAAGAGAAATGGGATATGGCGATAAAGAAGTTTCTGAAATCGATGACAAAGATGATAAGAAAGAGGACATGCACGACAAGGTTGAAGAAAACAACGAATTAGAAGAAACTAAAGCTGAACTAAGTGAAGCAATTTCTACTATTAAAGAGTTGAAGTCTACAATCAATGAAGTAAATCTATTAAACGCTAAATTACTTTACACTAACAAATTGTTCAGAGCTTATGAACTAAACAACGACCAAAAACATAAAGTTGTTGAAACATTAGACAGAACTAAAAATGTTAGAGAAGTAAAATTAGTATTCTCAACATTAGCTGAGAGTTTTAAAATGGGTGGAACTTCTAAGAAAGTAAAACAAGCTAAAATTAACGAATCATTTGCATCTAAGCCAGTTGCATCAACAGCTCCTAAAAAGGAAGTAATAGTTGAATCAACTAACGCAATTGCAGATAGATTTAAAAAATTAGCAAACATTAATTAATTTAATTTAAAAATTTTAAGGAGAGATAAAAATGGCAAATTTTGATTTATCTAAACTTATGGAAGGAAAGAACCCACAAGCAGTTATGCTAGCTGAGACTAGAGAGCTTAAAGGTAAGTGGGAACAAACTGGACTTCTTGAAGGTTTAAACGAAAGAGAGCAATCTCAAATCTCTGTACTTCTTGAGAATCAAGCAAAACAATTGTTAGATGAAGCTACTAATACTGGTACTTCAGCTGGTTCTGAGGAGTGGAGTGGTGTTGCTCTACCATTGGTTAGAAGAATTTTTGGCGAAATCGCATCAAAAGAATTCGTTTCTGTACAACCAATGAACTTACCATCAGGTCTAATATTCTATTTAGACTTTAAATATGGTACTGCACAGCCAGGTAATCCTGCATTTAACGGAAAATCACTTTTCGGTGGTACAGGAAATGACCTTGGTTCTACTGACCAAGCAATAAACGGTCTTTACGGAGACGGTAGATTTGCTTATTCAGCAAACGATGTAACTGATTCAGTTGCAGTTGGAGACTTAACATTATCATCAGCATCATGGGAAGATGTTGGATATGATGCAGCATTATCAGCATCAGTAGCTGCTGGTACACTAGCAAAAATCCAATTCGCTCATTCAGAGTTAACAAGACCTGATTTAGATGGTGTGAGAAGTTATTTCTTCAGTTCATCTGACTTTGCATCTGCAAATGCATATTTCCCTGCACACACAGAAGTAACTGGTTCTAACATTGCGATTTACGCAACAACTGATGGAACTCCGTTAGCTGATGGATTACAGGTGAAGCATTCACAACAACCAGTCGCTGAAAACAGAGGTGATTTCGAAGATGGAAACGCATCTGCAGCTGTTGGAACAGATTTAGGTATACCAGAAGTTGACCTTGAGTTGAAGTCTGAAGCAATCGTTGCTAAGACAAGAAAACTAAAGGCTGTATGGACACCTGAACTTGCACAAGACCTTAACGCTTACCACAGTATAGATGCTGAAGCTGAATTAACTTCTATGTTATCTGAGTACATCTCATTAGAGATTGACTTAGAAATCTTAGATATGTTAAAAGCTAACGCTCTAACTACTGAGTTCTGGTCTGTAACATTAGGTGAAGAATATGATGCTAATACAACATCATGGGTAGCTGGTACAAACGCAGCGGCTTACACAAAAAATTCTTGGTTCCAAACTTTAGGTGCTAAGTTAAATAAAGTAAGTAACAAGATTCACCAATTAACTCTAAGAGGTGGTGCTAACTTCGTAGTTGCATCTCCTGATGTATGTACAATCTTAGAATCAATTCCAGGATTTACAGTATCTGCAGATAAAGATGCTTCATCTTTCGCAGCTGGTGTAACAACTGTTGGTTCTATCGCAAACAGATATACTGTTTACAAAAACCCTTATATGACTTCTAACGAAATCTTATTAGGATTTAAAGGAAGTAACTTCCTTGAAACAGGAGCTGTTTACGCACCGTATGTACCACTTATCATGACACCATTAGTGTATGACCCAACTAACTTCACTCCAAGAAGAGGAGTTATGACGAGATACGCTAAGAAAATGGTAAGACCTGAGTTCTATGGTAAAATCTTCGTTAAAGATTTAAATAACTTATAATAGTTAATTAAAACTTTAGAGTAAAATTAAGAGGAACTTCGGTTCCTCTTTTTTTTTGTTTTATACTCTCCTTTTAAATAAATTTATATTTATAGTAGTATAATTGAATAGATAGGAGTAAAAAGATATGTCTCAAGCAAGAATTTGGACGGGTTCAGCAGATTTTTCATCAGGTTCTTCAACCCCATTTGGTACATATGATTCGGATACATCCTTTCAAACCGATGCACCTAAAGTTGCATCTTGGTGTGCGAAAAGATTAGGATATCCAATCATTGATATTGAATTAGAAGGTGAAAACTTTTTTGCAGTTTTTGAAGAAGCTGTTAGTGAATATTCTTCACAAGTGAACCAATTTAACATAAGAAATAATATAGGAGCCTTAGAAGGACAAGCTACAGGTTCTAACTATACAGGTAAATCAGTATTAGGTTCTGAAATAAACAATGTTGTAACAGTAGCCGAAGCATATGGTAACTTTGCAAATGTTGGTGGTAGAACTGATATAAAGAAAGATTATATAACAGTAAGTACTGGTTCTCAAGAATATGATTTACAAACCCTATTTGCAGATGTTTCAGAAAGTGGAGAAAGAATTGATGTTACAAAAGTATTTTTTGAAACAACACCTGCTATTCAAAGATTCTTTGACCCATACTCAGTAAGTGGACAAGGAACACTTAACTTAATTGATGAATTTGGTTTCGGTTCATTCTCACCAGCGGCACAATTTATTTTAATGCCTATCTACGAGGATATGTTAAGGATTCAACAGATTGAATTCAATGACCAGATGAGAAAGTCTGCACATTCATTCAACATAGTTAATAATAAATTACAGATATTTCCAAAACCACAGAGTGAATATAAATTATGGTTTGAATACCAAGTTGTAAAAGATAGAAGAGAAAACGCAACTATCATAACCTCTGATGTTGTTTCTGATTACTCTAATGTTGGATATAATTTTGCAGAATATGCAAAAATAAATGATGTTGGTAAACAATGGATTAGAAAATATACACTTGCTTTAGCAAAAGAAATGTTAGGAGCTATACGAGAAAAATATTCAACAGTACCTATACCAGGTTCAGAAGTTTCCTTAGATGGTGCAGCATTAAGAGCTGAAGCACAAACAGAAAAAGATGGACTTATAGAACAGTTAAGAGAAAACCTTAATGAAGTAAGTAGAAAACAAAGAATGGAAAACGAATCTTCAATTGTTGAACAACAACAACAAATTATGAATCGAGTTCCTCTAAACATTTATATAGGATAACATTATGCCGAAGTTTTTCAATGCAAAAGATTTAGATTTTATAAAAACTATTTCTGAGGAAGTAGTAGATTATGTTGTCGAATCAGCAGTAACTTTATTTAAAGTATCTGTTGGTGAAACAAAAACTAATTTATATGGTGAATCGTTAGGTAAAGTTTGGAGAGCACCTTCTACTCTTATGGCTATAGTTGATAGAGAACCTATGAATGTAGTTTATGAGGGATTTGGTGCAGATAGACAACAGGCCGTAGAATTTAGATTCAATAGAATGAGATGTAGAGAAACTTCATTTGCTGTTCCAAAAGTTAGAAATGTTAATGGTGTATTAGTTCCAACAGAGGCTATACAAAACTTAACTGCTGGATATCCTGAAATAGGTGATGTAATTTTATTTGATGGTTCATATTATGAAATTGATAATATTAGAGAATCAAGATTGATTGGTGGTTCACCTGAAATTTATGATAAAGAAAATGATGAATTTGATGATGCAAGAACAGAATTAACAGCAGTCGCATTCATGGTAAGAAGAAGTCAAATACAAATAGATGAAAGGATATATCACTAATGGCAATAGACCCTCTAAAAAAATTACCAAAAAATAGAGCCCTTCAATATAAAAAAGAAAGTATAGAACAAGGAAAAGGGGTAAAATTATTTGATGTTGATTTAGCAATAGCTGAACACATGATTGATACAGTTTTACCAACAGTTGAAATATTTGAAGAAAAGCAAAAAATACCTGTTGTATATGGAAATCCTGAAAGATGGAAAGGAGTTCAAGTAGATGGATTCTTGAGAGATAAAAAGGGAGTTATACAAATTCCTTTGGTAATGTTTAAAAGAAATTCTATTGAAAGAAACGATGTATTATCTAATACAATGAATCGACATGTATCATATCCATCAGTTTCTAAATATTCAAAAAAACATAGATACGATAAGTTTTCAGCAATGACAGCAACAGAAAAACCTGTTGAACTGTATGATATAGTAATACCTGATTATGTTACTTTAACATATGAAGTAATTATATGGACTGATTTTACTGAACACATGAACAAAGTAGTAGAAGCTTTTCAATATGCTACAGATGAGTATTGGGGAGATAAGAATGGATTTAAATTTAGAGTAAAAATAGATTCATTTGATAATACCACAGAACTAAGTGAAGGTTCACAAAGAATTGTTAGAACAAACTTCACTATGGCAGTGAATGCTTATTTATTACCAGAACAATTTGATAATGAATCAACACATAAAAAATCTATTTCACCTAAAAAAGTAGTTTTTGGATTAGAAACAGATTTGACTGGTTTAGATGGTGGTAATGTAACAAACTCAACAATAAAGAAAAAATTATTAAATGAATATGCTGATGTAATTGATTTTGTATCAATAAGAGGGGCAAGTCAAGGTTCTTTCGTAGATGCAGATACAATGAAATTAACAAGTGTAGAACTACCTAAATTACCACCTGAACTAATTGGTACATTTGATGAAGATGAATGGTTTAGAGTTTATATAAATGGTGTGTTGATTCCAAAAGCAAAATATAACTTTGTTTATACAGATAATACAGATGAGGTTTACTTTAATTTTTCAACAGGTTCTTTATCTGAAGGTGGAACATATCCAACAGATTTACAGGCAAGTTCTACTGATTTAGGATTTATATTGGAAAATGATGATGAATTTGGTGTAACTGGTAAATTTATAGAATTATCATGATAAAAGATTTAGTAAATATATTAGCACAAGTACATGAACCTGATGAATATCAGTTAAGTCCTCATAACTTAAATCATAGTACATTTTCTATTTGGAAATTAGAAGATGGTAAAATGAAAGATTTAGATTTACAAGTTAGGTCAAAAAGACCCGAACATGCAAGGTTTGATATATTTATAAATGGTCAATATATTTTAGAAGCAGATTATATTTTTGAACATGATGGCAAAAATTTACTTATTAAGTTTATAAAAGAAAATTTTAGTTATAGTTTAGATAGTAGTGATGAAATAAAAATAGAAGGAGATATACAAGTAGGATGAGTTATACTAATAAACCAAAACCTAAAATCATAACTCCTTTTGATGATAAACAAAGGTTTAAAAATCTTGTGTTAGAGGTGATAAAAGATATGGAAATATTTACTCATACACCAGATTCAATATCATTAGATGGAAGTATTTTTACACTTACACTTAATAATAAAAAACTTGTTTATCAAGATATATCTGTTGATGATATACCAGAATATGTAGATGTTTTTCTACAAGGAGTAAAAAAAGCATCAGATACCTATGGGGTTACTGATAATGGAACTAATGTAGTAATTGTTTTTACTGAAAGTATAACATTAAATCCTGATTTAATTGTAAATACAGATTTTTCAGTAAAAGGTAAAATAGTGAGTAGATAATGGCAACACTTATACAAAGTAAACAGATTGAAGGAGTAGTAACGGCCTCAGTAATTGTAGGTGAGTTTGAAGTTAGTGGTTCATCACAATTTACTGGCTCTTTAAGTATTACTGGCGATGTTACAGCATCTGGTGCGTTCATTGGAGATGGTTCTAAACTTTCTTTTGGTGGAACAAATATAGTAAGTGGTTCATCCCAATTAACATTTTCAGAATTAGGTGGCTTACCAGCAGGATTAATTAGTGGTTCCTCACAAGTAGATTATACATCACTTACAAATGTACCAACCTTTTTACCAGGTGAAAATACTACAATCACATCTGGTAGTAATATTATAACAATATCCTCAACAGGTGGTGGAGCAAATGATTCATTGAACTCATTTACTGCATCGTACTTTGGTGATTCTGCATCTTTTGATTCAAGAATCGATGGTATAAGTGCAAGTGGTAGTGGTGCTGATTTTAATGTAAACCTATCAAATATTCCAAGTGGTTTAGTAAGTGGTTCATCTCAAGTAGTATTTACAAGTTTAAGTAGTATCCCAAGTGGTATAATCAGTTCTTCAGAACAACTTCCAGCAGGTGTTGTAAGTGGTTCTATACAAGTTTTAGGTGGAACTGATATAATTAGTGGTTCACAACAAATAACTGCGTTAGGATTCATTTCCTCATCTCATACAGATATAACATCTTTAAACTCATACACTGCATCAAACGATATTAAAATATCTAATTTAGAATCTACAACATCTTCATTAGATACAAGAATCACACAACTATCGAACGCAACAGGTTCATATGAAACAGTAGGTAGAGGTATAATAAGTTCATCAGAACAATTACCAAGTGGTGTTCTTAGTGGTTCAGAACAAATAACATCTTTAGGATTTATATCTGAATCTTCAGTAAATACATCATTAAACACATTCACTTCATCTATTCAAACTGAAGTTGATGGATTAAGTGCAGCAACATCATCCTACTTAACATCAAGTGGTTCAGTTGATTATAGTGATTTAACTTCTGTACCAAGTGGAATTGTTAGTGGTTCAGAACAAATTACAAGTTTAGGATTTATATCCGAATCATCTGTAAATACATCTTTAAATGAGTTTACAGCATCTGCAACAATACAATTATCTAATTTGGAATCAACAACTTCTTCATTAGATACAAGAATTACTACTGAAAAAACAAGAATTGATAATATACTAAGTGGTGCTGATGCAAATTATGACCAATTCGTAGAGATTGTTGATTTAGTAAATTCAACAGATACAGAAAACGATACTGCATTTGCAAATCACTATACTTCAAGTAGACAAAGAGATTTAGCACTCGAACAATTCAGTAGTTCAATACAAACTGAAGTAGATGCATTAAGTGCAGCAACTTCTTCATATCTAACTTCATTAGATGGTGGTATTATAAGTTCATCAGAACAATTACCTGGTGGAATAGTAAGTGGAAGTTCACAATTAACTGGCTTAGGATTTTTAAGTGGTTCTTTATTACCAGGTACTAATATAACAATCAACTCTGGTAGTGATGGATTCTTTATTAGTTCTTCAGCGGGTGGTGGTTCAAGTGTAACTGTTTCAGATTCAGCACCAGGTTCTCCATCAGAAGGAGATTTATGGTGGAAATCTAATGATGGTAATCTTTATGTATATTATGATGGGTATTGGGTAATATCTATTGATACTACAAACGCTTTACCAACAGGTGTTCTTAGTGGTTCTGCTCAAATAACTGCATTAGGATTTGTAAGTAGTAGTGGTGATAGTACACCAGCAGGGACAATAAGTGGTTCACAACAAATTACTGATTTAGGATTTATTTCTTCATCAGATTCAACAACATCATTAAATACATTTACCTCATCCATACAAACAGAGGTTGATGGATTATCAGCAGCAACTTCTTCTTATTTAACTGAAGTACCAGCTGGAACAATAAGTGGTTCATCACAATTAACCTCTTCTTACGATGCAAGATATGCTTTAAGTGGTAGTGGAGGAGCAATACCATCGGGTACTGTTAGTGGTTCATCACAATTAACTTCCTCATACGATGATAGATACCAATTAAGTGGTTCATCTATACCTTTTGATGGAAATAGAATTGTATCCCAAGAAAAATTACCAACGATGTTTACTTCATCGTTTAATCCTGGTACAAGTGGTTCTGTTGTAGATTTCTTAAATGCAATATTCTATCCAAATAGTGACCCTTCAATTACAAGTGGTAACCAAACAATATCAGAATATAGTGCAAGTTCAGCAGCAATATTTACTTTAGAAGCAACAGACCCTGAAGGTCAAACAATTACATTTGGTACTGCCTCTGATTATACAGATGATTTAGTTAGAGTTGCATCTAATGGTGTTGTAACTTTAAATGCATTAGCAGAATCATCTTCATTTAATACTGATTTAGTGGGTGGTTCACATGGACATACATTTACTGCAACAGCAACTGATACATTTAATTCAACAGTAGAAAAAGATATTACAATATTTGTTACTCCAAACGCAGCACCGATATTTAGAGAAACATCGGTAGCAGGAAATCAAATTACAAATGTTACCGCAAGTTTAAATGAAAGTTCAACAAATGGAACTTTAGTAAAAAGAATATTCTTTACAGATGCTGAAAGTGATACTATTACAATTGATTCATCATCAATATCACCTCAGGCACACTTTACAATTACAAAATCAGCAACTTATGTTGATATAACACAAAATACAGGTTCACTTAATTATGAAGTAGACCCATTATATACTTTCAGTATTAGTGCATCTGATGAACATTTCCAAAACTCACAAGATAGTGATTCTATTTCAGTTTTACCAGTATCAATTAGTATTGTTGATAATGCAACACCAACTGTTAATAATCAATCACTTTCTGCTATAAATGAAAATAGTTCAAATGGAACAGTAGTAGGTTCTATTTCTGCAAATGATACAGAGGGAGATACTATTACATTTGTAAACTTTAACTTATATAAATTAGAATTAGATAATGCAAATGTATCGAGTGGTTCATATGGTGGAACATCACAATTAACAGACCCACATGAAAATCCATTCCAAATGAATTCATCAGGTCAAGTAACTCGTAAAACAGGTGTATTTATAAATTCTGATTTAATTAACGAATATCAATATACTGTTGAGGTTAGGGATTCATATAATAATAACTCTAATCCAGCGATTATAACAATACCTATTACTGATGATACACCAGCAACACTTACAGATAACTTTACTAATTTATTTATTAAAGAATCTGAAGTAAGTGGTTCAACTATAAAAACAACAAACTATGGTTCAACAACTGCTGATTTTGATTCTAATCAAGCTGGAACATTTTCATCATCTAATCCAGCAATAGCAATTAATAGTAGTGGTAATTTATCAATGAATGTAGATTTAAGTGGTTCAGTAACTCAAAGTGGAGAAACAATAGATTCTACAATTACATTTACAAATGGATTTAGTACAACAACTACTCAAGCAATTAGTGTAACAGTTGTTCCAAATTCGCACCCAAGTGCATCATTTACATTACAAAATTCAAATCTAAATACAAATTTAGCAACAACAAATACAAATTTGGTTTCTGTATCGATAACGGATACAGAGAGTGATACTCCTTTTTCTGCTTCTTTATCTGGTACTGATGCAGCAAAACTTAATATCAATTATACAAACTCAAATTCATCATCTCTCTTCATTAGAGCAAATGAGAACTTATCTGCAGGAACCATAACTTATAACCTAAGAGTAACTGATGCTTATAGTGAAGTATCTGATTACACAGGTCAAACAATTCCTATCAATAAAGTAGATACAGGTACTCTTGGTGGGGATACAACATCACATTTAATTGAATCAGCAAGAAGTGGTTCAGTTTTAAGAGATGCAAGTGGTTTTGAGGCAGGAAATGCTTCACAATTGACTGTTTCATACTCAGGTTCAGATGGAACCCCATCTGTACAATCATTTACTTCATCAAATGCAGCAATTGATATTGATAATAGTGGTAATCTTACCCTTGCAGTTGATATAAGTGGTTCAGCTACTTCATCGGGTGATACAATTTCATCTGATATAACATTCCAAGATAATTATGGTAATTTAGGTAGTGGTAGTTTAACAGTAAATGTATTTGCAAACTCACATCCAAGTGCTTCATTCACTAATAATAGTGGAGTTTATAATACAAACCAAGCAACATCAAGTGCATTGATGGTTTCACTAACAATTACAGATGAAGAAACAGATACTCCATTCAGTATGAGTTTAAGTGGAACAGATGCAAGTAAATTTAATATAGTACCACAAAATTCAAATACTTCTTCAGTTCAATTAACTGCGGCATCTGATTTTGATGGTGGAACTTATTCATATACCGCTTCAATCTTTGACCAATTTGGTGAAACTTCACAATATGAAAGAGAAATAACAATTGCTCAAGCAACTTTAGGTACATTATCAACTAATGGTACATTCTATGTTATAGAATCAGCAACAAATACAGCACAAATAAAAACAAATTCAGATGGTAGAACTGGTACAAATGCTGATTTAGGAGTTAGTTATTCACCTAACTATGGTTCACAAGTTGTACAATCATTTACTTCATCAAATGCATTTATTGCTGTAAATTCAAGTGGTGCCTTAACTGTTGGTAATCCTATAAGTGGTAGTGGTAATGTTAGTGGTGATACACTTAATTCAAATATAACATGGGCAGACCAACATGGTAATATAGGTAGTGGTTCAATATCAGTTAACATAACTACAAACAATGCACCTACAACAAGTTCAATTTCAACACAATTTGAAAATACAAATCAGGCAACTGGTTCAAGTCAACTATTATCATTAACAATTTCTGATGTAGAAAGTGATTCAATACCAGATTCAGCTTTAAGTTGGTCAATTTATAATGATACATATTTTGTTCCAAATATTAGTTCACCATACATGAGATTGTTGGTAAACAATACTTCAGTACCAAGTGGAACTTATCCTTGGGAAGTTCATTTACAAGATGTACATGGATTTAGTACAAGAGTTGTAAGTGGTTCATTAGTAATAGCTCAAGCAGATACAGGTACTATGAGTGGTGATACTGCAATTTATGCAATAGAATCTGCATTAAGTGGTTCAGTACTAAGAGATGCGACTGGATTTGGAAATGGAAACGCATCAGATGTAGATGTTTCTTATTCACCAGCATATGGTTCACCAGTAGTACAATCCTTTACTTCATCAAATGCAGCGATTGCAATAAGTGATAGTGGAGCAATGACATTAGCAGTTGATTTAAGTGGTTCGGCAACACAAAGTGGGGATACAGTAAGTACAACAATAACATTTGATGACCAATATGGAAATGTTGGTAGTGGTTCAGTTACCTTGAATGTATTTGGTAACTCATCACCAGTTGCAGCATTTACATCATCATCAAACTATGAAAGTGATAACGCAACAAGTGGTTCTGATGCAGGTGCATTAGTAGTAACTGATGTAGAAAGTAATTCACCATTTACAGTTACCCTCGCAGGTACAGATGGTGGTAAATTTGATGTAAGTGGTTCAACCTCACCATTTGAGATACAACCAACAGGTTCATTAGCTGCAGGAACATACTCTATTAATATAACAGTAACAGATAGTTACTCAGAATCAGTAACATTATCAAATCAATCAATAGTAGTAGACCAATCAGCAAATAATGGTAAGGTATATATTTATTATTCGAACTACGCTTCGGATGGTAATTATTCGAGTGCGTATAACTCGGTGATGGGTGCAAGTACATTAAATAGTGATACTCCACCTGAAGTAACTGCTTATACGGCAAATACAGCATCACCGTATTACAAAATTAAAACATCGGTAGGTGATAGTTCATATGCACTTGCTGGTGGTAAAACTATGACACTTGCGGCAACGATAAGTGGTTCAGATTTCCCAACAATTCTTTCAGCTTCCGCAGGAGCTATGAGTTGGGGAACTACTGTACAAACCGTTATTGTTATACCAAGTGGTTCAAGTATGACAAATGTACCAACTTCAATGACAGATGGATTTGGAGGAAGTACTGTGGGAGAATATGCTTTAGTTCACTACGCTGATGGAACATCTGCACCTTTAGGAGCATCTCCATCAATGATACATACACTTGATGTTGATGGAACACAAGGTGGGTTTGATAAGTGGCATGTATTAGGAGCTAAAATTAATAGTAGTGCAACAAACATGAGAATTAAAGTAGTACCAAGTAGTGGTTCATTAGGAAATTTTTAAAATGAAAGGAATAGTATGCCATTAATAGGAGAAAGATTAGGTTTAACATCCGCAGTTAGTGCATCGGGTACAACTGCCTTACTGAATGTCGATTTCGTTAAAGGAGCATTTAAAGTATATAACTCCGCTACTTTAGTTGGTATTTCCCCTAACCTATTTTCAGATAACCAAATAATATATGTTGAAGATAGTGCTTCATTATTTAAAGCAGATGTTGTACCTGCAGATTTTATCGAAACATTTGCAGATACAGTATCTTTTTCTGAATTCTCATTTAATAGTGGTTCATTTACAAGTGCATCTTTTGATGGAACTGCAACCCTAACATTATTTGGACAAAATTTACAAGGTTCACCACAAGTATCAATGTCTATTGATTTATCAGCATTGACTGGCTCTGGTGGTGGAGGAGGAGGAAGTGGAGATATAACTGCAGTTTTTGCAGGAGATGGATTAACTGGTGGAGCTTCAAGTGGTAATGCCACTTTAGAAGTTGATGCTGGATTAGGTATAAATTTAGTAGGTGGAGTAAATATTGATACTGGCTCTAATCATTTTGTTGGTGGAGTACAAAAAGTTGAAATAGATGGAGATACTTTTTAAGTAAACATTCCAACTTATATATTTATAATAAAAATTACACTATATAGTGTTAAAAAGGGTTTTTCCCGTTGAACAAATGTTTCAATTGAAATAAAGGTAATTAATTAAAATAAAAAAGGAAAATTAAAAATGGCACAAATTATTAAACACAGAAGAGGTAATCTCGAAGGCCTGAAAGATGCAACAACAAGAGCAGGTGAACTGTTAGTTGTTACTGGTTCAAGTGGTCTTGGTACGATTGCCAATGGGGCTAGTTTAGTATTTGTCGGTATTGATGGTTCAACGGCAACACCTGTAAACAAAATATTACAAGGTACAACCGTACCCGACCTGACTGGAGGAAATTATAATACCCATGTAGATGGAGTACCTTTCTATGATACTGATGATAATAAACTATACATCCTAAACAAAGGTGGAAACATCGAGGTTAAGGCTACACCCGAAACTGGTGGTACAGGTATTATTTCTGGTTCTTCACAACTTACATCATCATTAGAACAAGTAGGTAGTGGAATCGTATCAGGTGCGGCTCAAATAAACTCATTAATAAATGATACAATAGCTGCAACAATCGTATCAGAAATAGACAATGATGAAATACCAATTGCAAAATTAGCATCAGATTCAATCACTATAAGTGGAACTTCGGTAACTTTAGGTGGTTCAATTACAGATGAAACATTATTTGGTGGAGTTGGAGTAGTTTCTGGTTCAGCTCAAATTGATGGTACCGCAATCGCAAATAAAAGTATGACTATTGCTGGTAACTCAGTAGCATTGGGAGGTTCAGTAACTTTTGCAAATATAGCTAAAGGAACTGGTACTATTTCAGGTTCAGCACAAGTTAATGGTACAGCAATTTCAAATAACACAATAACAATAGCTGGTAATTCAACGGCATTAGGAAGTTCAGTAACTTTTGCAAATATAGCAAAAGGGACTGGTACAATATCTGGTTCAGCTCAAGTTGTATCATCTCTTTCTAACCAAGCTACTGATTTTGGAACTGGTAGAGTTTCAGCAGATAACATAGGTAATTCTGCTGGTGATACTGTATTTACTGGTTCATTTAGTGGTTCTTACCAAGGTGATGGTAGTGGATTGACTGGTGTAGCAAGTACATTAGATATAAGTGGTTCATCTGGCAATGGTTCAGTTTCACTTACAAGTCAAGATTTAACAATTACTGGTACAGCAAATGAAATTGAAACTTCAGTTTCAGGTCAAACAGTAACAATTGGAATTCCAACAAACCCAACACTTGGTGGTAATGTAACTGTAACTGGTAACTTAAATGTTGAAGGAACAACTACTACTGTTGATTCTACTACTGTTTCAATTGCTGATAACATATTAGAATTAAACTATGGTGGTTCTGCAACAAGAAGTGGTCTTTTAGTAAAAGATGCAACCGCAAGTTCAACTACTTCAGGTTCATTCTTATGGAATGCAACTTCTGATAGATGGATTGCAGGTAAAAGTGGTTCTGAGGCAAATGTACTATTAGCATTAGGTGATAGTGTATTTACAAGTTCTGCACAAGTATCAGGTATTACTAACTCACAATTAGCAGGTTCAATTTCAAATGATAAACTTGCAGGTTCAATTGCAAATGCAAAATTAGCAAACTCTGCAATAACAATTAGTGGTACTTCAGTATCATTAGGTGGTTCGATAACTGATGAAACTTTATTCGGTGGAGTAGGAGTAGTATCGGGTTCTGGTCAAATAGTATTACAAAGTGCTGATAAAACTGGCTTTACAGGTGCCGCTTCTATCACAACTGTTGGTACAATTGGAACTGGTACTTGGCAAGGAACAGTAATCGATAAAGCATATTTAGATGATGAATTACTTAACACTTCATTAAATGCATTTTCTGCAAGTAATGCTAATACATCTCTTAACTCAGCTACTGGTTCTTATTTAACCGCAGCTGGAATATCAGATACAGCTATTGATGAAGCAGCAGATTCAATTGTATTCTTTGATGGTACTGATAGTGGAGTTAAAAGAGAATCAATTAGTGATTTCTTAACTGCAATCGCAGGTACTAATATATCAGTTTCATCTAATCAATTAAATGTAGATGGTGGTGGTGATATAACTGGTGTAACTGCAGGTGATGGTTTAACTGGTGGTGGTAACACAGGTGCTGTAACATTAGCAGTACAAGTTGATGATTCATCAATAGAAATAGATTCTGATACAGTTAGAGTTAAAGCGGGTGGTATTACTAACGCAATGTTAGATGGTTCAATTGCAAATGGAAAATTAGCAAACTCTGCAATTACAATTAGTGGAACATCTGTATCTCTTGGAGGTGCAATTACTGATGAAACATTATTTGGTGGAGTAGGAGTAGTGACTGGTTCGGCACAAATAGTAGCTGGATTATCAAATCAAGCAACCGATTTCGGAACTGGTAGAGTAAGTGGTGATGATTTCGGTGATGCAGCTGGAACATCTGATTTCACTGGTTCATTTATTGGTGATGGTTCTGCTCTTACTGGTGTAGCAAGTACATTAGATATTAGTGGTTCATCTGGTAATGGAACTGTAGCTTTAAAAACACAAGATTTAACAATTGCTGGTACGGCAAACGAAGTAGAAACTTCAGTATCAGGTCAAACAGTAACAATAGGTTTACCTAATAATGTAACAGTTGGAAATAATCTTACAGTAGGTGGAAACCTTACAGTTGAAGGTACAACTACAACTGTTGATTCTACAACTGTTAACATAGGTGATAGAATCCTTGAACTAAACTACGCTAGAGGTGCTGGTGATGCTGGTATTTTAGTAAGTGATGTTGATGGAGGAGCTACTACAAGTGGTTCATTCCTATGGGATGCTAGTGAGGACCATTGGATGGCAGGTGCCCTTGGAAGTGAAAAGGAAGTTGCAAGATTAAATGCTACTCCAACTTCTAACAGAGTACTAAAAGCTAACGCTAGTGGATTATTAGTTGACTCGTTAATTTCAGATGATGGTACAAATGTATTAATTACTGGTACTGCGGAATTAAGAGTTAATGGAGCAACAGCAAATGGATTTGCATTCGTAAATGCAGATAAATCTATTGAATCAGTTGCAGCATCTACTGATGGTGATTTAATTCAATGGAATGGCTCATCATTCGTTGCAAGTAACGAAGTAGATGGAGGAACCTTTTAATTAGGTACACATTTTAAAATAAAAATCCCCCTTCAATTTGTTGGGGGATTTTTTTTATAGATTTAATTTTTCTATACTTATAGTAGTGGTGTAATATTTTATTATCATTAAAATCACACTTGAGAATATTTATATACAAGAATAAGGATATATCCATACATGGCTGCAATATTACAATTAAGAAAAGGAACAAATTCAGATTTAAGTAGTATAGGTAATTTATCTATTGGTGAATTATTTTATAATACTGACAGAGAAGTTCTACAAGTTGGTACAGGTACCTCAAACATAACCCTTTCAAGATTAGGTGTCAACACAGGTTCAATCGAATTTACAGGTGATATTACTTTAGGTGGTAGTATATTCCTTGGAGATGCAAATACTGATAATATTATAATACAAGGTGAACTTAGTTCATCTATTATACCAGATTCAGGTTCTACATACGATTTAGGTTCAGCCACGAAACAATGGAGAAATGTACATGCCATCAATGGATTATTTGGTAATGGTATTATTAGTGGTTCAAGTCAAATTGTAGCTGCTTTACCAGATGGTTTAGTAAGTGGTTCATCACAAATAACTTTTGCAAACATAAGTAGTATTCCAAGTGGAATCATAAGTTCATCTGAACAACTACCAGCAGGAGTAGTAAGTGGTTCAATTCAAGTTCTTGGTGGCACTGATATAATTAGTGGTTCGGAACAAATTACTGATTTTGGATTTATATCTTCATCTGATTCGACTACATCATTAAATTCTTATACCGCATCAAACGATATAAATATAACTAATTTACATTCGTTTACTTCTTCAAATGAAAATACATCTTTAAATACATTTACAGCAAGTAATGCGAACACATCATTAAATACATTTACATCAAGTAATGAAAATACATCGTTAAACACATTTACAGCAAGTAATGCAAATACATCCTTAAATTCATATACTGCTTCAAACGATACAACCAACTCAGGTCAAGATACAAGAATAAACCAATTAGCAGCCGCAACAGGTTCATATTTAACAAGTATTAGTGATTCATTCCTAAATACTTCACTAAATGCATATACTTCTTCAAACGATATTAATATATCTAATATTCATTCTACTACATCATCATTTGAAAGTAGATTAGATTTCTTAAGTAATGTTTCACATTCACACGCTAACAAGGCAAATCTTGATACTATAAATCAAAACTTAAGTACAACATCAGATGTAACATTTAATACTGGTTCATTTACTGGTAATATGACTATTACAGGTAATTTAACTGTTTTAGGTTCAGCAACTGAAATATCTTCAACAGAATTAAAAATAGAAGATAAATTAATTACAGTTGCAAGTGGTTCGGCTGATTCAGCAGCAGCTGATGGGGCAGGTTTAGAGATTGATGGTGCAAATAAATCATTAAAGTGGGACCACAATACATCACAATTTGTATTTGATGCAAAAGTAAGTTCATCAGTAGGATTTAAAGGAGAAGGTGGAGAACTTACAGGTATAGATACAGACCAAGTAACAGAGGGAAGTAATTTATATTACACAAATGCAAGAGTAAAACAAAAAATGACAGATGAAGTTGCACACTCTGGTTCATTCTTAGGAACAGCAACAACCTCAAATCTATCTGAAGGTTCAAATCTATATTTTACAGAAGCAAGATTTAGTTCATCATTAGATTCAAGAAATGTAGTTAGTGGTTCATCTCAAGTGTTAGATATTTTAGATTCACTAAATGCAGCTACAGGTTCTTATTTAACATCAGTACCAGCACAACATCAAAATACATCATTGAACTCATTCACTGCATCAAATGCGAATGATTCATTGAATTCATTTACAGCATCAAATGCTAATACATCACTAAATGCAGCAACTTCATCATATCTTACTACTGTTGATATTTCTTCAGATACAAACTTAGCAGTATCAGATACATCAGAAGTAAATATGATATTGACTGGTGATACATTATCCGCAGAATTGATAGGAGGTGTTGTATCAGGTTCAGGTCAATTAAATAATGTATTCTTATCAAAATTAGGAGATAGTGTTGTAAGTAGTTCAACATTTAGTTCTCCATCACAAGGAACATTAAGAGCAACAATCAATGGAGCAAATAGTGATGTAAATATAGGATTGAGTACTGATGCAACTGCATCTTTTGCAAGATTAAATTTAACTGCTTTACAAACAAGTAGTGATAGTACATTAACTGCATTATTTGTAGATAGTAATCAAGTTAAATTTAATTCGTTAGGAACAGCTGCATTATTACATTATTCAAACTCAATTGCAGATGGTAACTCACAAGTTATTGGTACTGCACAAGCAACAAAAAATTATATTGATGCACAAATCATCGAAGCAGGTGCTGGTGATATTACAGAAGTAAATGCAGGGTTAGGTTTAAGTGGAGGTGCACTTACTGGTTCGGCAACACTTACTTTAGATACCGCTTCAGCTCACTTTACAACTGCAGTTGCAGGAGCAGGAGGTGGAAGTACACTTTCATTAAATTCATACACCGCTTCAAATGATATTAATATTACTAATTTACACGCATTTACATCAAGTAATGCAAACACATCACTAAACACATTTACATCAAGTAATGCAAATACATCCTTAAATTCATATACACAATCTGCAACATTCAGAGCAAGAGTTGATGATTATTTAGATGGTGGAAATGGTATTGAGTATGGTAGTGGTACAATAGATGTAGATAATACAGTAGTAAGAACATCCATAGGTTATGGTTTCATTAGTGGTTCATCTCAAGTATCATATACAGGCCTAAGTAATATACCTGGCGGAATAGTTAGTGGTTCATCTCAAATTACTGGTTCTGATTTAGACATGAATGGTAATAAAGTTTTATTTGCTAATGTTTATAGTAATGAAGCAGATTTACCAAGTGCAGTAACATATCATGGTATGTTCGCTCATGTACATGCGACTGGTAGAGGATATTTTGCACATGCTGGAGCTTGGATTCCTTTAGTAAATTTAAGTGATGGCGTATTAAGTGGTTCATTACAAGCACAATTACCAAGTGGTACTGTAAGTGGTTCATCTCAAATTGACCATAATGCTACAACAAATTATACAGCAAGTAGACACATCGACCACTCAGCAATTACAGTTGGTAGTGGACAAGGTTTAAGTGGTGGTGGTACTATTGATACAAATAGAAGTATAACATTAGATACTGGCTCTAATCACTTTGTAGAAGGTGTGGATAATAGATTAGGTTCACTAAACTCATACACTGCATCTAATGATACAACAAATTCAGCACAAGATACAAGATTAAATCAACTTTCATCAGCAACTGGTTCATATCTAACAACAGTTGATATATCCTCAGATACAAACTTAGCAGTTTCAGATACTTCTGAAGTAAATATGATTTTGACTGGTGATACAATATCAGCTGAATTAATAGGTGGAGTAGTTAGTGGTTCATCTCAAATTGATTTATCATCAGCAACTGGTGTTGCAACTTCAGCATCATTTGCAGAAACAGCATCATTATCAACATACACTGCTGAATGGATATTAGGAGCAAGTGGTGCAAGTCACTATACATTTACTGGTCCTGGTCATTTAACAGGTTCAAGTGACCCAGCTATATACTTAACAAGAGGTCAACAATATAAATTTAAAAATAATGCAGGTAGTCATCCATTTAGAATTCAATCAACTCCAAATGGTTCTGCAGGTACACAATACAATAATGGTGTAACAAACAACGATGCTGGTAATGGAACAACATTATTCTTTGATGTTCCGATGAATGCACCAGAAACATTATATTATCAATGTACTTTACATGGTAATATGGGTGGCCCAATATACATAGTTGATTCAAATAGTGTTGATAGTAGATTAGATACTCTTGAAGGAGAATCACATGAAAATCCATTAACATTCAACGATACAAGTACTATTAATTTAGTAAGAAGTACCGATACAATTACTGCACACGCAATTGGAGGTGTTGTATCTGGCTCTTCACAAATAACTCTTGGTGGAGATGCGACAGGTAGTGCAAATGATATCAATGTAGTTGCGATAAATGGAGTTACAATTGATAATGCTGAAGCAACTCAAATAGCAAATATAAATGGAAGTACAATATCATCTACACAATGGGAATATGTAGGTGGATTAAACCAACAACTTGCAACTTCAAATGATGTTCAATTTAATGATTTAGTAGTTAGTGGTGATTTAACTGTACAAGGAACAACAGTTACTCTTAATACTACTAATTTAGAAGTTGAAGATAAATTATTATCTGTAGCAAGTGGTTCTACTACACCAGCACAGGCAGATGGAGGTGGATTACATATTAGTGGAGCAGATGCATCATTTACATGGGATAATGGAAATAGTAGAATACACATTAATAAAAATACATTCTTTAGTGGTTCAGTACAAGCTAGTGGTGATATTATTGCATATGCTTCTTCAGATGAAAGATTGAAAAATAATATACAACCAATCGAAGGTGCAATTAATAAAATTTCTCAAATTTCTGGTAATTCATTCGATTGGAACGAAGAAAAACAAAATATTTATAAAGGAAAAGATTATGGAGTTATAGCCCAAGAAATTGAAAGTATTTTACCTGAGTTAGTAAATACCAACCAAGATGGATATAAAAGTGTAAAATACGATAAAATTATAGCTTTATTAATCGAAGGTATTAAAGAACTATCAGCAGAAATAAATGAACTAAAAAATAAATAGGAAACCAAATAATGGCTCAGATTATAAAGCTTAAAAGAAGTACCACTGCATCATCTAAACCTACTACTTCAGATTTATCAATCGGAGAGTTAGCAATAAATGTTAATGATGGTAAAGTATTCCTAAGAAAATCAGGTTCTGCAGTAGGTGATAATATTAAAGAGTTTGTAACTCTTGACCATCAAGGTACCTTAAGTGGTTCTTTAAATATTACTGGTTCAATAACTGCAAGTGCTTTCAAAGGTGATGGTTCTGGTCTTTCCAATATTACAGCAGAAATATCTGAAAATGCAACTGTTACTGCATCCTTTTCAAATACCGATACAATAAATGTAACTCATAACTTTAATAGTAAAAATATAATGGTATCAGTTTATGATTCAGGTGATAGTATGATTATACCATCAGAAGTAAACTTAACAAGTGCAAATGTTGCACAAGTAGTTTTATCAACAAATGATAGTGGTTTTGTAGTTGTTGCTAAAGGTGGACACATTGTAAGTGGTTCAGTAGATGCAAATCAGATTACTAATTTGGATGACCTTGTTGTAAACGAAGTTAATGAATTAGGAGTGTTTAGTGGTTCTGCACAAGTATCACTAAGTGGAGATGTAACTGGTACCGCAGCAGCTACTGTTATATCACAAGTAGATGGAGAAACTTTTTAAATGTTATTGGATAATTAAATATTTATATTTATATAAGAAAAGGAATTAAACAAAATGATTATACATAACCCCATAGTATCAGGTTCACTAAGATTTCCATCAGATGATAGTACTAATTTAGTAACCATGAAAGTGGTTAATGGAACCCTTGAAACTGTTACCTTAAATTCAAGTGGTGTTGACCAAAATGTTCAACCATCTGTTAATTACTCAGGTTCATTTACAGGTTCGTTTGTTGGAGATGGTTCAAGTTTAACTGGTATCGCAGCAACATCATTTAACATCGATGCATTAGGTGCTTTAGGAAGTGCTACAGTTGCACAAGGAGATAATTTCCTTTTTAGTGATGATGGAACAGAAAAGAAAATAACTTTTTCTAATTTAGAAGATAGTATATTTGGAAATGTAAGTGGGAATGTAACAATAGCAGCAGGTGGTGCAGCTACAATAGCTAATTCATTTAAAAATGATTCATTAAATTCATTTACTGCAAGTTTATCACATAGTGATGTTGATTTCAAAGGTTCAAGTATAGTATCTGGTGCAGCTCAGATAAATTCATTAATTAATGATACAATTGCAGCTACAATAGTAGCAGAAATAGATAATGATGAAATACCAATCGCTAAATTAGCATCAGATTCAATTACTATTGGTGGTACATCAGTAACATTAGGTGGAACATTATCTAATTCAGATTTATTAGAAGAAGTAGTTGGTGGAACTGGTATCCAATCTGGTTCAGGTGATATTGCAGGTGTAACTGCAGGTGATGGTTTGACTGGTGGTGGAAATAGTGGTACAGTTTCTTTAGCAGTAAATGTTGATGATTCATCTCTTGAGATAAATTCAGATACAGTTAGAGTTAAGGCAGGTGGTATAACTAACGCAATGTTAGATGGTTCTATAACCAATGCAAAATTAGCAGATTCTTCAATTAGTATAAGTGGAACATCAGTTTCTCTTGGAGGTTCAATAACAGATGAAACACTATTTGGTGGAACAGGTGTTGTAACAGGTTCTGCTCAAGTAAATGCTAATTCAATTACAAACTTTGATACAAATGTAAAAGCAAAATTAGATGCTGAAACTGTAATTAGTGGTTCATCCCAAGTAACAAATATAGCAAACTCACAATTAGCAGGTTCAATAGCCAATTCAAAATTATCAAACTCCGCTGTAACAATTAGTGGTACTTCAGTATCTTTAGGAGGTTCAATAACAGATGAAACTTTATTTGGTGGTACTGGTGTAGTAACTGGTTCGGCACAAGTAACAAACATTGCAAACTCACAATTAGCTGGTTCAATTGCAAATGCAAAATTAGCAAACTCTGCTATCACTATTAGTGGTACTTCAGTATCTTTAGGTGGTAGTATTAATGACCAAACATTATTTGGTGGAACTGGTGTAGTTAGTGGTTCATCACAAGTATCTTTAGAAACATTGACTGGAGGAAGTGGAATTCAATCAGGTTCTATTACGAATGCAGATTTAGCTGGTTCTATAGCAAATTCTAAATTATCAAATTCAAGTATTAGTATTGGTGGTATTAGTTTTTCATTAGGAGATACAGATGCCACACCAGCATTTGATTTATCAGATTCAACAGGATATGCCACTTCAAATTTAAGTGGAACAATTACAAATTCACAATTAGCAGGTTCTATAGCAGCAAGTAAATTAGCTGGTTCTATTGGAAATTCAAAATTATCAAATTCAGCGATTACAATAAGTGGAACATCAGTTTCTCTTGGTGGTTCAATAACAGATGAAACTTTATTTGGTGGTGTTGGTGTTGTTAGTGGTTCAGGCCAAATATCACATGATTCTACAACTGGTTTTGTATCAAACGAACATATAGACCACTCTTCAGTATCAATAACCGCTGGAACTGGTTTGAATGGTGGTGGAGATTTAACATCAACAAGAACTTTAAATGTAGATAATGATTATTTAAATACATCACTAAATACATTTACAAGTTCATTTAGTACATTTGGTTTATCATTAGTAGATGATTCAAATGCAAGTACAGCAAGAACTACTCTTGGGGTAGATGCAGCAGGTACAGATAACTCGACTAATGTAACATTAGATGATTCATCACATAACTATTTATCTTTATCAGGTCAAGAAATTACAATTGGTGAAGTAGATATATCAGATGATACTAACTTAGCAGTTTCTGATACAACAAATGTTGATATGATATTAAGTGGAGATACTCTTTCCGCAAATCTTAAAGGAGGAGTAGTTTCAGGTTCTGCACAAATAGCAGATGTAACACTTACAACTGCAGCACAAACAAATATAACATCATTAGGAACTCTTACAACATTAACAGTAGATGATATTACTCTTAATGGTTCTACAATTTCAGATAGTGGTGATTTAACATTAGATATAGGTGGTGATTTAAATATAGATGTAGATGGTACCGATATTGTATTAAAAGATGGTGGAACTGCATTTGGTAGATTTAAAAGAGATTCTTCAGATTTTATTATTAAATCAGAAGCTAATAATGAAGATATAATATTCAGAGGTCAAGATGGTGGTTCAACCATAGATGCTTTACTTTTAGATATGTCCTCAGCAGGTGAGGCTACATTTAATAGTGTAGTAAATGCTACCAAAGTAAATACTGGTCAAGGTGATAACGAACTTTACGCCATGAACCAAGATGTTCAAACAACTAATAATGTACAATTTGCTAATTTAACATTATCTGGTGATTTGACAGTAAATGGTGAAACATCATTTATTTCATCTTCAGTATTACAAATTGGTGATAATATTATAGAACTAAATGGTTCAGCAGCAGCTAATGGTGGTATTTATGTAAGAGATGCAGTAGGAACAACAAATAGTGGTTCCTTACTTTGGGATACATCTAATGACTTTTGGAAAGCAGGAGCAAAAGATTCCGAAAACGAAATTTTAACAGTTGGTAATGTTGATTCAGATATTAAAACATTTTCTTTACCAGCTAACACAACTATATCAACATTTGGTAAATCACTTATTGATGATTCAAATGCGAGTACGGCAAGAAGTACTCTTGGTGTAGATGCAGCAGGAACTGATAATTCAACAGATGTAACATTAGCAGGAAACTCTTTCTTATCATTAAGTGGTCAAGAAATAACTGCAGAAACAATAGATATTTCATCTCATACAAATTTAGCAGTTTCAGATACATCTGAAGTTAATATGATTCTTAGTGGAGATACAATCTCTGCTGAATTAATAGGTGGAGTAGTTTCTGGTTCATCACAAATAAGTGGAATTACAAACTCACAATTAGCAGGTTCAATAGCCAATTCAAAATTATCAAACTCAAGTATTAGTATTGGTGGTATTAGTTTCTCATTAGGTGATACTGATGCAACACCAGCATTTGATTTATCAGATGCAACTGGCTACGCAACTTCTAATTTAAGTGGTACGATTACAAACTCTCAGTTGGCTGGTTCTATTGCAAATGGTAAATTATCAAATAGTGCTATTACTATAAGTGGAACATCTGTTTCTTTAGGTGGTAGTATTAGTGACCAAACTTTGTTTGGTGGAACTGGTGTTGTAAGTGGTTCATCTCAAATTGATGTTACTTCTACAACAAACTATGTTGCACCAGCAATTAAAGATAATTCTGGTACACCAGCTTTAGTTTCTGGTATTACAGCAGCGGAAGTAAGAAGTACGATAGGAGTAGATGCCGCTGGTACTGATAACTCAACAGATGTAACTTTAAGTGGTACACCTGATTATATCACAATTAGTGGACAAACAATTACAAGAAATCAAATTGATTTAGCAAATGATGTAACTGGTGTTCTTCCATCTGCTAATTTAGATTCAGATACAGCACACTTAAGTGGAACTCAAACATTTAGTGGAGCGAAAACATTCTCAGCTGCGGTTACTGTTTCTAATTCAACCGCTTCAACATCCAAAACGACTGGAGCATTAAAAGTAACAGGTGGTATTGGTTTAAGTGGAGCACTTAATGCTGGAGGAGATGTTGTAGCATTCGCATCTTCGGATGAAAGATATAAAGATAATATTATTCCAATTCAGAATCCAAATGAAAAAATCAAACAAATAGGTGGATATACTTTTGATTGGAATGATAAACATGAAATATTTAAAGGTAATCACGATATTGGTGTTATTGCACAAGAAATTGAAAAAGTATTACCTGAAATAGTTGAAACAAGAGAAAATGGTTTCAAAGCAGTGAAATACGAAAAAATTGTTGCTCTTCTTATCGAATCTAATAAAGAATTAATAAAAAGAATAGAAGAGTTAGAAAACAAAATATCTTAAATAAGGTATTAGTTTTCAAATAAATAAATAAATACATATATATCTTTATATAAAGATTTGTATTTATATGTAGGATTATATAATTTAAAAGAAAGTCATATATATGGCACAATTGATTAAACTAAAAAGAACTTCAGTAGAGGGTAAAGTACCCACAACATCTAATTTACAATTAGGTGAATTAGCAATAAATACTTATGATGGTAGAATATTCTTTGAAAAGAATGATGGTTCTGCAGCTATAAAACAAATACTTACTACTGATTCTATTACCACAGGTTCAATTACACTTTCAGCCACAGGTTCATTCGGTAGAATAATTGGTTCAATTGGTTCAACAAATGGAGTAATTAGTGGTTCATCTCAAATAACAGATTTAACAACACATAAAGAAACGGTTACTGGTGCATCCTCATATACAGTAGACCATAACTTAGGAGAACAATATCCAATTGTACAAGCATGGAATAGTGCAACTTCAAAACAAGAATTACCTAATTCTATAACAACAAATTCAACAAATAGAGTAACTGTTGATTTTTCTACAACTTTTGCTGGAATAATAATTGTAAAAAAATAAAATATGTATGATGTTTATTATACAACTGGTGGAGGCCCTTGGGTTAATGCTGGTACTGATACATGGGTAAATCTATGGATGGATTTAGTTGCACCTAAATTAGATGTAAAACCAATTCTTTTAATTCATAGAACAAAACCAAAAGTATATGGAAATTTTGATTTTCCAATTGAAGCTTATTGGCATGGTGATGATATAGAGTTTGCAGAAAATCTTTGTAAAAATGCAAGAAGAATAAATATTTTACATGGTCATTATACTCCAATGAGTGTTTTACAAGATAACAAAGAAAAAATACATTCAAACATTCTTCACAATTCAGTAGACCATATTATAAAATCCCAAGTTCTAACAGATGCAACTTTAGGTTGGCATCCATATTTAGATTCAAGTTGGGAAAAGCAAGTAAATGAATGGGCGAAACATTCTATTTGGATTGGTTTATATAATCTAAAAATTAAAAATCAAAACATACCAAATTTTTATGAATTTAAAAAAAATCTTCCTTTGAGTAAATCAAAAACATTAGGATTTGCATCAAGGTGTGAGGGAAGAAAAAATCCACATTATTTAGATGGATTGAAATCTATATTATTTACAGATTCTAATGAATTTAAAGCAATATGGAAAAATGGTGTGAAATTAGATACATCAAATCATAAAATATATCATTATAAATCACAATTTAAAGATAAGTTTTACAATATGGATTGGGGAATATCACATTCAGCCTTTACAAATGAACCATTTGGTTATGGAATTTTTGAAGCAGTTGATTATGGTAAATTACCTATTTTACACAAAACTTGGTGTAAAGATTTTGAATATCCATATAGGGTTTCATCAAAAAAAGAATTTAAAAATATTTATACTAAGTTAATTAAAACCCCATATTCTGAAAAAAATCATTGGTTTAATTTACTTAAAGAATATATGATAAGTAATTATACTGATAAAGATAAGTGGGTAAAAGATTTACTTAATATTTATAATATATAGGAGAAACCAATGGCCAGAAGTTCAGGAGATACACTCAGTTTAAATAATTTAGCAGCAGCTACCGGTAATACACAAAACTCAAATGTATCATTAGGTGATATAAAGGGTTCACCAAGTGCAGGTGATAATATAGGATTAGATACATTTGCAATAGATGGTGTAGATAGTATAACTGGTTTTACATATGCTGTAGAAAGTACAGACGAAACTTATACATTAGGTTTCGATACATCTGGTTCAAATTTTATTAAAATTAGTGAAAGAGGAGCAAATTTTACATGGGCAGTTTCACCAACATATGATGCAGATGCAGATGCATCAGGTTATTTAGATATCGCATCAAACTCAGATGAAAGTGCAGTGATATCAGTTGGCTCTATGAATCCACAAGGTTCAAGTGCTCAAACTTCATTATTAGGTACAGTAACTCATACACTATCTGTTACTTTCAACGATGGTTATAATGACCATGCCACAAATTATAATTCAGCAAGAACTAAAACAGTATATTCAGTAGATTCATATGATGGTAATTCAACATCCTTATGTTTAACTGTGGATTCACCAGTAATTAAATCAGATGGAAGTGTAATTGAAGTTGGTGATTTGAGTGAAGGAGATACTATAAAAGGATTTGCAATTGGTGGTTTATCAACTGATGAAGGAAGATTTTTAGATTGGGATACCCAACATTTATCAACAGAAAATATTGATGTTGAAGTAGTAAATTTAGTATATTCATTTGCAGATTCATATTATAATATTAATAATGGTGATATAACAGCAACTGGCGAACATCCATTATTAGTTAAAGATTCAGTTGATAATTTTTATAGATTTAAAGAAATTAAAAATATTAAAGATTCAG